TTTGATGCACGAAAAAGACATTAATCAAAGTGATTTGAGCCGTGAAACCGGAGTGCCCCAACCGACTATTCATCGGATTCTAAATGGACACACAAAGTCTTCGAATTACAAGACTATGAAATCCATCGGCAAATATTTTGATGTTTCGGTTGACTATTTACATTCCGAGTTGGAATGAAGGGCCGGTCTGCAAATGCAGAGGAGCGGCGATGGATGGCCACCATCCGCGAAATCGGTTGCTGTGTTTGCAAAAAAACTATGTCGGTTACCACGCCTGCTGAGATTCATCACATCGCAGGTAAGACTGCACCGAACGCGCACTTACTAACTATACCTCTGTGTTTTTTTCATCACAGAGCAGGAGAAGACAATGCACAATATACATCTCGACACCCAAGCAAAGCCCGATTTATCGAACGATACGGATCAGAAGAAGACCTGCGAGAATGGACAGCCAGACTTGTCGGGTGGAGTCCCGACTGAAATGTGGAGAGCATTACAGATAGCGCATCCGGCTATAGAAGCAAAAGCAGAAAAGACCGGCCTTGAGGCGTGGGATGATGTATCTAGCATAGAAGAGAATGTCTTCACGCCAACGCACTACGCCCCAGATGGCGGGATCGAATGCATAGACGTAATGGTTCAGCAATATGGGCTTCAGCGGGTAAAAGACTGGGCTGAGATCACATCCTTCAAATACCAGTGGCGCAATGGCAACAAAATCGGAAATTCATCGACTCAAGACAAGATGAAGTCGATTTGGTACACCCGATTTTCTATCGGGGATGATCCGCGAAAATGATTAACGGCAGAGCAAAAGGACACGCCTTCGAGCGGGATCTTATCAAGATGTTTCAGGATGAGTTTGGATCATGCGCTGATCATCTCAAAAGAAATCTGGATCAGTATCAAATAGCAGGCAAGGCTGACATCGAGTTTAACAATCTCATGATTGAAGCTAAACGCTATGCGCACGGTAGCTGGCATAAAGACAGTTGGTGGCAACAAACACTGACTTCCGCAGGCGAGAGCCATATCCCTGTTTTGATCTATAAATTTGATCGTCAGCGCATTAAGTTTGTGTTTCGACTTGAGGACATTATGTCTGACACATCCCAGAACGGAACGGCAACCGTGGAGCTTGAGGAAGGCATCATGCTGATGCGTGAGCTGCTGACTCTGTGAAGCCAGATGCTTTTAACGCGCAGATAAAAATTGCGGCGGAAAAAACATACTACCCCCAGTGCCAAGAATACATAAGGGGGAGCATGCATGCAGACTTTCACTTGATGGCGAACGCCACGCTGATGTATTACCTGCCCCGAAACATTTTAAATCTCAAGACAAAAGAAGAGCGCAAGGAGGCTATCGACTCAATCCCTGAGGATGCCATGCCAGCTCATTTTAAGCAGTTTGTGGTCAACGGCGTGAGATCGCTATGGGCCAAAGACAGGAAGGCTAAGACAAATGGGTAGACCGCTTTACGAGACAGACGCAGACCTGAGTCGCGAGGGTGCAGTAATCACCGAAGCATCCGAGGTTTGGCGATGCGATTACTTAAAGTTACCGATCAGTTACCGACTGGATTTTGCAATGATCCGGTCTAGAAAGATTGTCGGATTGTGTGAGGTGAGATGCAGGAATGTACTTTTAAATACATATTCCACTATACATGTTTCGGTAATGAAGCGATCTGCGGCGCAGTTGCTCACAGCGCAGGTCAAGGTGCCGAGCTTATTCTTAATCAAATACCAAGACTGCATGCGCTATATCGACTTTGCCGAAGAGCCGGATTACATATCCATTGGAGGCAGAACACGCGCAAATCGAAGAGACGCTGACGATGTGGAGTTAGTTGCAAACTACAGCGTGAAAAGACTTAAACAACTGAGGTAATCATAGATGATAGATTTTTTATTTGGGCTGATCGTGATCGGGGCGCTTATCTGTGCGTTGGCAGGCGCGGGATTGCTTATCCGCGATGCAGAACGCCGTCAAAAACACCGTAAACTTATGAAAAAAGGAAAAAATAATGGGAAGTAAAATACCTCACAGGGTAGAATTTAGAGGTGAGCATGAATATTTTGTGCATGGCCAGTCGTACACGTATGCCCAGTACAGCGGTTGGACGTATGATAATAATTTTGAAGATGGTGTGATCTTATCGACAATGAAGGGGAGGCTAGGGCAGGTGCCTTTCGCAGAAGAAAAACATTTGTTGTCAGTTTCAGAGTACAAAGAGCTAGCTGATCAGAATGGCATGACAGCTTGCGGGAAAGTTAAAACAGGCGCGAGCGTCACTCGTTTTGAGCATGCTATTGAAGTGAAATCTCAGGAATGGCTGTCTAAAAAGCTATAATTTTATGCAAAAAAAAAGCCCCAACCGAGTTACCGGAAGGGGCTGTTTGATACCTTGATTTTCAATAGCTCTATGTTTGCTTTACTTATTTTGACTGAGTAAGCGGAGTCTGGCGATCTGCGCCAATTCTGCACAGTGTATTGCGATACCTGAAGCATTTCAGCTACTGACTTAGCATCCAGTTTATGCTCGATCATGATGTCATCGAGTTCGGGGTTCTTCCCTGTGAAGCTTTTTGATCCTGCTACTCTCCCGCCCATCACGCCGCCTCCCTAGATCTATCTCGATCATCCCAACAAGCCCCTTGGTGCCACTCGTGGAAGATTTGACGCATCGCTTCATCCGCCCAGTCTGCATAGGCATGCGTCTCTAGCCAACGACTAAGACCTTTTTGCCTTGAAAGAATACTTATATGGGCATGGAACTCTGAAGGGTAATGGTAGTCTCGAATATTAAGCTCCCAATGGCCGATATCACTCAATATGTCATCTTTAAGAATACGTACATAATGCTTGTCCATCACAACACCTCCAGTTGAGCGTTAACCTTGTTATAGATTTCCTCGCAAAAGGGGTTAGCGGAAAGATCACTTATCAGGATCATTGGGTCACCCTCAGACCCGTTGGCATAGATCAGATAAAACCAACCAAGGTCTTTGCCATCTTTGTCAAAAGGGGTAAGGATATCCTCACCAGTACTCGACATCGCCTCAAGGATCGCGTTCAGGTTGCTTGATTTCTCAAGGCAGTCCTCTTCGCCATCGTTGATTGTGATAGTGCATTCAGCGGCCAGTAGCTCATTGATCAGGCACTGAGCCGCAACTCTGTCATCCATGTTGCAATGTTCCGGCAGTCGTGGGTTAAAAGTTAAATCACTCATAATGTATCCTCCTCTATTTTACAGCTCCAACTCATATCCCCTACATCTCTTTTGGCAAAGTTTTGGACGCGAGAGTGCATATCTTCAAGACCACCCGCCCAACAACATTCTTCAATAAATGTGCCAACGCAAATATCTTTTTCTGTATGCTCGAACTGTCTTAAAAAGGATTCGATTGCATTTTCTTGATTGCGGTTTATTTCAATAGTCATATTAATTTTCATAATATCCTCCTCAGGATTGTGGTTGTGTTCAAAAATAAACACTAAGAAACTACCCGTGGGTAGCTTCGTGGTGATTACTCCTCCGAAGGGGCTAGGCGTTTATTCGTTTTGTAAGTAAACTTTCAAAGTGCGCGTACCACTTCATGTTTTCTCCTAAATTGAGACTTTCCCATCGAGCCATACATTGTCTCGCGGCTGAATTTATATCACTCTTAGATGATGCTTTAAATATATCACTGCTAGGGTATGACCACTCCAAACCTTGCGATGTCCATTGATCAAGCATTGTAACGCTAAAGTAATTTATCCATGAACAGCAGTAGTCCCAGTGTGTAGCGCATTGTCGGAGATGATGGGGGGTACTTATTAGGTAAGGCATGACCGCATCTAGCTCAAAAATATCTATATCCCCTTCTCTGTACAGTGCTACTAAGTAGTTAGCCCTAACATCGCGAAGCTCAGAGAGATTGCGTCCGGTAGCGATGTTGAGATTCCCCGTAGGTTGGTTGGAGTTATACAGATTTTCTAACCCCAGTTTTCCAATAGTCTCAGCTTCTGCCTGCAATGCAGACTGCTCATCTAAGTTAAGGTGAGCAAACTCTACGGTAATTTTCTCGCCAGAGAAAAAATCCCTGTTTAGCTTATAGCAACTGCTTTTACCGCTTGAGCAATGAAGGTAACGCTGTCCTCTGCCTTTGCCCACATACTTTGGAACGCCTTTTATGTAAGCTATATATACATAGTAATTTTGCATATGACCATCCATTTGCTCCTCACGTTTAGTCACAGATCACCTCCTTCGTCTGCTCAAAGTGCTTGGCAACGTGCTTTGGAAAATCCCCCTGCAAGATGCCATCAATGACTTCGTACATATCT